AAGCCCGGCAAGCAGCAGTACGGCGTATCAATTTACAACCAGGTGCCCTCAGAAGCCAGGCGGAAGTTTGCGGCGGGTTTTGTTTCGATGACGGCCACTAAGAGGGACCAAGCCGAGCAATCGTGGATAAACTTTATCGCGCATAAGCGCAAGATGATGGAGATAGACAGCATCAAGCAGTATATGCAGGAGTCGGCGGAGCAGATAAGGAGCGGATTTGACAAGTCAACATTCTACCACGAGACGGCTTACCAGCAACAGGTGGGCGATGCCTCAGTCTTGTGGGGCGTGATGACGATTGATGAGGACCTAAGGAATGACCGTTTAGTATTCCAGCGCCGAGATCCAAGAACTCACTGGTTCAGCACTAACGTCTTTGATGATATAGACGTTGACCACTTCGAGCATACGTTCACGGCCAAGCAGCTTTTAGAGCAGTTCGAGGAAGATAAACTAACCCCGGAGATTATCGCCCAGGCGAAGGGTGAAGGCAGTAAAGACCCATACCAGGAATACAACGTCATTCAGGCCATTTACGATAACGGCAGCAGGATTGCAGGCAGCAAGAACGGTATCGACAAGCAATTCATTCAATTCTACATACTTTTGAAGGCTGGTATGGGTAAGGGTGATAGTTTAATCGAGACAAAGGGCTTGGATTGGCGTCCGAGCGTGTTAAGGATAGGAGAGCGGCTTGTTTCCGGTTATCCCCTGACAATGGCTATGGACGCCCTTACGGCGGCAACCTATGGCAATACGATAGGAAAACATGGCCTGATAGGTTCACACAGGATGATTCAGCCGACTGCATTGATACATGAGAATCTACGAGACCAAATCAGGCGAACTCGATTGAGACCCGATAGTAAAATTTACTATTCTTCACCCGACGAGAAAATCGATTATTTGAACCAGAGGATTGACCCGCGCTATGCAGAGACTTTACTTGACCGCCACGATGACCAGGTTGAAGGAAGATTCTTTATCAATTTCTTCGAGCTGATAACGAGATTACAGGCCCAAGGTGGTCAGCCGCCTACTGCTACGCAAATCAGGGAGGCCATAGGCGAGAGGATAGGCCAGTTATCTTCAGTCATCGAATCAAGCGAGGATGACAGTCTGGAGCCAAGTGTCGATGCGGTATGGATTTATGAGACCGTAGCCGGACGTATGCCCGAACCACCGCAGGAGCTATTGGACGAAGCGGTGGGCGGTAAAGTCAGCATACTCAATCGGTTCAACGGTGAGTTGGCACAATTGAAGCGAAACATCCGCCTGAACCAAAGTGCAGTCGAGGCACTGGCCATTATCAAGGAAATGAAGGAAATATTCCCAAGCTCTTTGGTGATAGTCAAGTCCAAGAAGCTGCTTGAGAAGATGTTAGTCAATCGTATCGGACAGGACACTATTTTCAATGATATGGAGATAGCCCAGATTGAGGCCGGACTTGCCCAATTGGCGCAAGAGGAGAGGCAAATGGAGCAGGCCGAGCGAATGAGTAAGGTCATACCAAGCATGACCAAAGATGCAGTTAATCCCGAATCGCCCGCAATGTTAGCGGTGGCAAGTTAAGAAAGGAACAGAATGGCAAAAAAGTACGAAACACAAACCAAGACAGTAGAGGCCGACATTCCCGATGTGGAATTGAAGAAGCCGAAGCCTGTAACATTACCAGTGAAAGTTCAGAGAGAAAGGGATATGCGGCGATACATCCGCAAGGATGGTGTCTTCAGGAAGGACTTTGAGGTAATGTTCAAGGGCAAGACCAAAGCCCAGGCCGAAAAGGTCATACGCGCTCAATGCAAGTTGACCGGCCGCAAGGTCGAGACGGAGTCGCTTACAGGAAGGCTCAAGGCCGTGCCAGGCTGGGATTTGACGATTCGCGTCCCTGGTATGGCGCGAGAGGAGCAGATAGCCCCCAAGGCCCCTGAAGGCGAAGCTCGTCAGAAGATTAACGAGAACTTGCTCTTGAATACAGCCAAAGAGAATAAAGAGCTGAAGGCACAACTTGCTGAAATAAAGGCACGTCTGGATAAACCGAAGGGATAGCTATGCCGGAATGGTACGAGACACCGCCCGAACAAAGGACTGACGAGCAGGCGAGACGCTGCCAGCAGGCGTATTATCATGCGCTGTTATCAACTGCTGAGGGCAGAGAGGTCATCTGTGATATGCAACGGCGCATTCGTGAAGAAAAATTAGATCGGTTGAAGAATAATGATTCTGCTGCTCAATTATGTTTGGAAGAATATTTTGAAGACACAATTACTCTGTGCGGAGTAAATGATACGATGCAACTTGTTAGAGCTGAGGCAAGAATCGCCAAAAGCTACATACACAAGGAAGAAAAACCGGATATACCAGAAGGATATTCAGAATGAAAAAAGGAATACTAATCGGAATTTTGTTGTGTCTATGTCTGGGTGCGGCAGCCAAGAAAGCGCCCAAATACTGGCAGGACATAATCTTGAAGCCTGAACAGGCGTGGATAGAGGCCTACGGCTATAACAACGAGTCTATCTTGGCCTACAACGTCCGAAGTCTGATTATGATAGCAAAACAGCAGGAAGTGGTGATTTCGGCTCTCAAGAAGGAACTGGACGCTTTAAGCGACCCGAATGAAGTAGGGGTGACAAAATGAAATGTATTGATTGTGGAGATGATGCGGTTTTATTAGCGGATTTAGGGCAATTTTTGCTTTTTGCTTTTTGTAAAAAATGTGCGAAAAAACGAATAAAACCAAAATTACCTTATTTTGGAAAACAAATGGATATTGATGATTTATTTGAAGATTTATTGCCAAAGGATTAAACTATGTCAGAACAAATAATGGAGCACATCGGCGAAGATGGGGCTTTCACAGACGGATTCGCAAAAGCCACTATATCACATTTAGGTGAAGGTTATCAAGATTCCAAGTCTCTTGACGATGTTCACAATATAGGTGCCTTGGCCAAGATTGCAATTGATAGCCGCCGCGCCAATACAAAACTGACTGAAGCGGCTGCAACGGCCATTCAGCGACCGGGCGAAACGGCTACGGACGAGGAGAAGACCACCTATAAGAAAATGCTCCGAACCGAATTAGGCGCAACCGGCAAGATAGAGGATTACTCCTTCGGCAAACCTTTGAATCTACCCGAAGGACTGCCGTGGAACGAGGAAGGCGCAAAGAAATGGGCACAATATTTCTGCGATAAAGGTGTACCGGTGGAGATGGCTCGTGAATTGGTCGCTGCCGTTCACGCAGAGACAATAGAGACGTTCAACAAAAACCAGCAGACAAACAAAGAGGATTTTGATAAAGCTGTTAAAGAAATTACAGACAAAAACCAGCCGGACGCTATTAAGGAGATGGGTAGGCTTGCTTTTAAGTATCTCGATACCTGGGGTTCGAACGAGGCTAAAGAAGCGATTAAGGGTATGTACGAGATGCCGGAAAACTTCGAGGAATGGAACAAAAGAGGCGTACCGCCCGCCCAGATAGAGCACATGGCCAGAGTCGCAAAAGGTATGCAGTCGGGAACGACTAAGGTTGGAGACAAGACTGGCGGAAAAATGGACGCTGATGCCAACTTCGTTGCTATGGTCAATGCTAAGAGTCCGGCCTTGCAGCCGGCAGGATAAATGATATGGATGATTTGGAACATTATATGGAAGCTACCAGTCGCCTTAAAGCCCAGACTGTAATCCAAGCCAAGCGAATCAAAAAGCTCGAAACAGCATTGCAAAAAATCAATTCTCTAAAGGGTGGTGAAGGTTGGGATTTGCTACATTGTAAAAGAATAGCAACCAAAGCCCTGAAATAAGACTTGACAAAGTATATGGAATATTAAATAATATATAAGTTTATTATGTTAAAAACATTTTGCAGTTTATGTGGTTCTGAAATCAAGGGTTCGTTACCAGATTATGATGGTAAGCCGCGAATAGAAGAAACACGAAAAAGCGTTGAGGGCGATGATATTAAAGTAATGTTATGGGTAGATTGTAAATATGACGGTTTTTTATGCCCAGACTGCAAACAAATGTATATCGAGAAATTACTGCAAGCGTTAGCAACTACTCGAAAAAGCTGTAAATGAAATATAAGTATTAAAAATAAAGAATATCCTCAGACTACCCCGCACGGGGCCTGATGCTTAACGGCCAAAGTGGCCGTCGCTGAGCAAGCGTAAAGTGTCAGGAGGGCCTGCGAAAGTCGCGGACTACTCTCCGAAAAAGACAATTTATTCTTTTAGGAGATTAGTACGATGACTACTTTTGCATTAAGCGAGCACGTTACAGCATTCGAACTCTCCAAGCATATCCATGAGGGGGCACTTATGCCCTTAATTCAGGCGCTCTCGCAGGAAATGGAGATGTTCTCCGATGTCCACATGGAAGCGGCCAATGACGGCTCAGGCCATCTCGGAACGACCGAATATTATCAGCCGACCGGTACTTTCCGCGCCTTCAACGAAGGTATCGCAACCGAAGCACCTTTAAGCGCTGAATTCCGCGAGCCACTGGTAATGTTAGACGGCAGATTCAAAGCCGACCGCGCCCTGTTGCTGAAAAAGGCAAGAGGCGATAGCGGCTTGGCAGGTCAGTTACGGGCCAGGATGATAGGTCAATACATGGTAGGTATGTTAAAGAACCTCCAGACCGAGATTATCTACGGCACGCGAAGCAAAGGGAAGAGTCCGTTGGGTCTCGAATTGCGTTCGGACTACAATGCGATATCAAGCGCTTATGTCCACGACAACGCAGGAGGTGCGGCTTCATCCACGTCAAATAAGACTTCACTCTTTTTAATTGGTCACGGCCCGGAAAAGTACACCTGGATATATCATAAGAACGAGGCCCCTGAGGGCGGCAGTATCAGTCAGCCCGGCACGCCTCTTTCAGGACTCGGTGTCACAGTCGAGGCCCTTCCCGATGACTGGGTGCTCGATGCCTCAGGCACGGCCAACCGGGAATTCATGGCTGTTAGGAACAATCTCAGCTTGCATGTCTCACATGCGATTATGGATGCGCGGTATGTACAGAGAATGGTCAATATATCCACGACCAATATCGACGGCGTGGATGACTTCGGATTCGATGAGAGAGTCCTGATTGACATGCTGGAGGCCATGCCTGACCTGAATAACGCGGTAATGTATTGCAACAAGACTTTGCGCGCCCAAATCCGCAAGCGCATCAATGAGAAGGGCAATGTCTGGCATTCGGTTACAGACCCGTTCGGTCGGGTTGTTCCGGGCATCGACAATATCCCGCTGCACATCATCGAGAATATCACAGATGAAGAGGCGTACGTCGTTTAAACGCCTCGTAAATGAAAACTAAATTATGAAAGGTTAGTAA